CAAGAGGCTGATGCCTGGGTGATCGAGGGCATTGTGGTGGTGGCCGCTAAATCCGGTTATGCCCAAGTGCTAACGCCCGAGAACGGCGAAGTGCTGCGCATATCTGCACTGAAAGACACCGACCGCGACCTGAAGGCTAACTTTGATTTTGAGCAGAAGCGGCCCAACCAGATCACCATGTTGCGCGACACCAAAAGCGATACGCTGACCGGCCGATTGGCCTGCCGCCCGGCCGTGGGCGCCGATCTTCCTGAAGCCTTGCTGAACGATCACGCCGACACGATATGCAACGGCGCCCGCTGGCGACTCCTGCTGATGCCGCAACCGTGGCGCGATCCTGAAATGGCCACCTACTACCAGACTCAATACCGGTCCGGCACAACAGACGCCAAGCGCCTTGCCAGCTTTGGTCATGCCCGCGGCGGTATCCGCGTTAAAGCCCGACAGTTCATCTAACGGAATCCCCCTATGAAGATTCAGCACGCGGCTTTCCGGGGTGAATTACCGATCCTCGACGCCAGGCTATTGCCTGAAAACAACGCGCAGACCGCCCGCAACCTGGACCTTGATCGCGGTACTTTGCGGCCACAGAACGACACCCTGATTGACAGCGCCCTACCTGCCACGATCAACCCGGCCAACCTGTACCGCTATGACGCTGGTAACGACGGCAGCGGCTTCTGGTTCTCTTGGGGTGCCCAATATGACATTGACGTGGTGCGCTCCCCGATTGCCAATGATGCCTACGCCCGCGTGTATTGGACAGGCCAGGATGCGCCCAAGATGGGCAGTCTTGCTCAGGTCACCACCGGCACTGGGCCTTATCCGTCAGCCTGGTATGAATTAGGCGTTCCCGCACCTGCATCTGGCCCTTCCGTGGTCGCGCCTGCAAGTCGCACCACCGTACCGGACACGGCGCTGGAAACCGCGTATGTGGTGACGCTGGTTACCGCGTTTGGCGAGGAAGGCCCGCCGAGTGATCCGTCCGGTCTTGTGCTGCGATGGGATGACGTGGACACCAGCCCGGACTTTGGCGAGGTCGAAGTCACCCTGCCCGGCGTCCCTACCGCGAATCTGGACATCATCAAAAAGCGACTGTATCGCGTGGAAAGTGGCGGCCAGTATCAGCTTGTTGCCGAGTTGGTCGCAGCCACCGGTACCTATACCGACAACGTATTGTCTGAGCAGCTTGACCTGGCGCTGGAAAGCCTGGAATGGGACGCACCAAATCCTGCCATGCAAGGCTTAACCGTTCTTCCCAACGGTATTCTGGCCGGCTTCTTTGAAAACACCCTGGCGTTTTGCGAACCCTACTTGCCGCACGCCTGGCCGATCTCGTTTCAACTGGCCTTCAATGACCCGATTGTGGCGATTGCGGCCATTGGTGGCGGATTGATTGTCACCACCACCGGCCAACCCTGGCTGGTCACAGGCTCAAGCCCGGAGGCTATGGCGCAGATACGACTGGACGTGAACCAGCCGTGCCTGAACAAGCGCTCTATGGTCGATATGGGCGGTTACGCACTCTATGCCGGGCATGACGGTCTGGTGGCGGTGGGCGGCACTGATGCCCGCGTGGTGACCAATCAAGTCTGGACCCGCGACCAATGGCAGGCGCTCAACCCGGCCACCATTCATGCCTATCGGTATGACGGCAGGTATCTGGCGTTTTATGACGGTGGCTCGTTCGCCTTCACCCCGGGTCAGGGCGTTGAGTTCTACGACACCGCCGCCAGTGCCGGCTATTACGACATTTACGACGACACGCTGTATCTGGTGCAGGGCGCAAACATTACCCAATGGGATCGGGGCACACCACTAACCTTTACCTGGCGCTCACGCCTCCATGAGATCCCGCCCGGCGCAGCCGGCTTCACCTGCGGCAAGGTCATTGCTTATGGCTACCCGGTCACCCTGAACGTCTATGCCGATGGAGTCACTGTTATGAGCCGGGAGATCACCTCTGCCTACATGTTTCGGACGCCTCCTGGATTCACCTTGTCCCGAGACTGGGAGGTTGAACTGCAGGGCGTCAATGAAATTGCGTCCGTACAGTTGGCGACCTCGCCAGGAGAGTTGGTTTAATGGCCGCCCGTCGTCGCAAATCACTCCCGCCTCTCTCACCAAAGGCGCCCCTTGAGCTGAAAACCCTGGTCACCGCGATCAAGGAAATCATCGAAACCGGCGAGGGCGTTCGTGGTGACCCGCTGGATCGCAAGATAACGCTGCGCGACCTCGTTGATAGCGGTATTGGCAAACTCGGGGCTGGGGTTAACGCGAACAATCCCGGCTCGCTGAAGCCAGGCACCGCACCGCCGAATCTTGCCGTGCCACCCGTGCCGACGAACTTCAACGCCGTTGGCGGGTTTAACGGCGCGATCAATCTAACCTGGGATATTCCGGGCACTCTTTACAGCAACCACGCCTACACAAGCATCTATCGTTCAGAAACGGACAACTTTGCCAATGCCATTCTGGCGGGGCGCGAAGCTGGTTCGTTCTACACCGATTACAGGCGCGATGACGTTTCGCCCGTGCCTTACTATTACTGGATCACGTTCACCTCAACCAGTGACATTGAGGGGCCAACCAACGCGACAGCCGGCACTCTGGCGCAGGCTTTGTATGATCCTGATTACATCATTGGACTGCTGGAGGGGCTACTTTCAGAGTCGGAACTGGCAGATGAACTGCTGACGCCGATTCAGCGCATTCCGATGCTAGCCGGTGATATTTTAGCAGAAGCTAATGCCCGACAGGATGCCAACACTCAGATTATTAATAGCTTGGACCAAGCATATACTGACTTGGCCAGTGAACGGTCGGAACGAATAACGGCTATCCAACAAGAAATCCAGGATCGTACCGACGATGTGTTGCAAGAAGCTGCTGCACGGGTAGCCGCCATTGGTGTTGAACGGGATGCCCGAATACTGGAAGTAGGTATTGAACGTGATGCTCGGGTAGATGACATCCTTACAGAGCAAGGCGCCCGGGGCACAGCGATCAGTTATGAAGAAACGGCACGTATTAATGCTGACGGAGCTCTAAGTCAGACAATTGACAGTCTGACTTCTGTGGTGGGGACCAATACGGCGGATATATCGACAGAGCAGACAACGCGAGTAAATCAGTACGATTCTCTGGCCAGTTCGGTGACAACACTACAAACACAGACCGGTGATAACGAAGCAGCCGTTATCCAGGAGGCAGAAGCTCGAACGTCTGAATACTTCTCCATGTCACTGGTTCAGAACGTGACGGCCGCTGCGTATCAAGGCAACAGTGCGTCACTGACCACCTTGGAAGAGGCGCGTGTTACCAATGAAGAAGCTGTTGCCACCAAGCTGAGCTTGCTGGAAGCAGGGTTTGATGATAATGCGGCGTCTATCTTGTTGGAGTCTGAGGCTCGCAGCACAGCGTTGGAGTCACTGACCAATGAGTTGAGTGTGTTGTCGGCTAAGCTCGATGCTTTGCCTACGTTTGCCAATGGCATTGAAAGCACTGAAGAGGTGTCTGCCTGGGAAGTGCCTACGGGTGAATCGTTCACAGTAGAGACTGCGACCGCGTACACCGGAAACCAGTCGGCCTTGGTGACTTCTGCACAGATCGCCCCAGTGACCGGAGGTTCACCTGTCGTGATAGGCGTTCCGCTGCCTTCGGGTACGGCCAGCACACTGGCCAGTTACAAAGTCCGTGTGACGCTGGCGATCAAGGCGCCCACGACCGGTGCGGCATCTGAAATAGCGTTGGGGTATCAGGCGGGGAATGAGTTTTCCGGTTGGAAACGGTTTACACCTACTGCAAGCTGGGTGGTGGCGGAGTTCACATATGAAATTTCAGCGTTAGAAACGGTAGGCCATCATGTGTTGGTTTGGGGTGACACTTCGGGTACCGGTAAAGGGGTACTGATTGATCGGGTACTGGTTCAAGTGGCGGAAGCGGCCATTGAGGGTATCAGTGCCAGCTTGGCGGAAGAAAAGACCGCACGGGTAGACTCAGACGAGGCGCTGTCTTCTCGGATTACTTCTCTGGACGCAGACTTTGGTACGGTTGCCGCCAGTGTGACAGCAGAATCTGAAGCCCGTGCAACGGAAGACCTGGCGTTGGCATCCCAGATCAATGCGTTGTCTGGTTCGGTGGGTGACACCGATGCGGCTATTACCGAGGAAGCGGCTTTACGGGTTACGGCGGTACAGAGTGTTGTAGACACGGTGTCTCAACTGTCCACGACTGTCGGTGATAATGCTTCAACGATTGCTACCGAAACCCC